TCTTCTGTAATTATATCAGGTGTAACAGTTATTTTTTTCATATTATAGCTTTTTTATTATAAAAATATGAAAATGCCCAACAAGCATCTCTTGATACTGTCTTTCCGAATTTAAGAGGTTTGTTATAAACAACTCCGAAAAGACGCCCACGTTCATATGTCCACTGTTCTGAAGATGGCATTGTTTCATCGAAAGGAAGACCATTCTTATAGTCGTTAAATCCCTTCACGAACCATTTGTTTCTGATAATTCCAACGATTTTAGATTTGCGAGTGTTTGCCATGTTTGTCATATCATCGCCCCCTCATTTACAAAACCACAGTATCATACATAATTTCTTTGGTCAAGAGAATTATCTATAATATTGTTCATAGTGAATTGGACGCTCATATCGCCCATCTTCTGCACGATATATTGATATATATTTGCCATGTTTTGAGTCATGGTCATAAGGATTAGACCAACTACGGGTTTCTCCGTAATTGATTGGGGCATTGGTGCAGTCCCAATATTCAATAAGATTTTCCGATTCCAGAGCTTCGTTAAGTGTTTCGAACCAGCACCGCATGACAACCTCCGTTTGAAGACATACATATAATACCACATCACAATACCTTGTCAACAAAAAAATCCCCCATCATTCTGGGGGATTTTCTAATTATTTCAGTTGATTATTATCGTTTTGGAGTGATAATAGTCTTACCGGGCTGACGGGTAATTTCATGCTTCATTCCAAGAGACTGTGGCTGTGGACGATCATGATCAAATTCATTACCTTTGCCTTCCATCTGATGTTCTGGCTTATTGATTTCATGAACACCTTTATTCTTCTTGATATCAGCAACGGTATCATCATCTACATGATGTGTGAATGATGTATGATGCTGCTCATTTGAAGTTGATTCTGTTGGTGTTGTTGCAAGAATAGCACCAGCATTTTTACCATTCCTAGACTTAAATCTTTCTTCATCTTTTGGAAGATGTTCGTTATCTTTAAATCTAGAATCAGTTGGTATCATATGATCTGAACCATCTTTATTCTTACCAACTGCTACTTTTCTTGGATGAAGAATGTGCTGCATCTGATAATGAAAACGATGCTTTACACCATTACCATCTTGAATTGTTGTGTGTCCGTAATGTGCTTTGTCTGGTGTAGTTGAATTGCCTTTGCCATCATAATGACCTTCATCTGGCATTGACTTTTCTTTATCGTCCCATTTATGTTCTGGAACTCCAGCACCCCAATACTTAATAGACTTTGCACTCTTCTGATATTCTTTATCAGTAGGACTACCACGCTTTGCACTAATAACCATATAAGAATTTTTTGGTGGTGTTTTATTACCTTGTACGTTTGTATAATCTTTTCCTGATCTAGTTGTAGCAGTTTCAGTTTCACCTTTACGCATTGCATCTCTTTTGATGTTTTCTGAAATTTCAGAATGTTGATTTGAACCTAGCTTCTTTTTAACTAAAGGTCCAGTATTTGAGAATGTAATATGAGTATCATTTTCTGGATCATGAAGTTCATTTGTTTTGCCATAACTATTAGCAATAATAGATGGCTTACCTTCTAACTTTCTTTGTCTATTAAGATGACGTAGAACAGCGGCAGAAGAACCACGATCCATTTCATTCAATACATTTGGTCTGAAAAGTGCTCTTTTATTTTTCTTATCAGCATCTGATCCAAGTTTTCTCAATGACCCAGCGTGAGCTTTAATCCAATCTGATGACATTCTTGGATCAAGCATAGCTTGTGTCTGGCAATGTCTACGAATTGCAGCACCTGCATATTGAATTTCTGCTTTTGGTGCGAAACACGTACCTTTAGAAGTATCTGCAATTCCCTTAGCATCTACACCACCGCCGCAGCCTTTTGTCTGACCAGCACAGGTATTGACTACGTGATGCTTCTGATCTGCACCAGAACTAGATGTGTAAAAAGTATGACCAGCAATACCTTTAGATGATTTTGCAATAAAATTTCTTCCTGCTTCATCTGTCTCATGATGTACAGTATCAGTTTTTTCACCTTCATCTAACGTATCAGCAGTTTTCCCTAAATGACCAGCCTTTCTTAGTCTTTCAGTGGCTTCTTTTTCTGCTCTTAATTGTTCATCTTTTGGTTTTGAAAAGTGATCTGCTAGAACTTCTTCATGATGATTTACCATTTTACCGAGAGACAATGGAGTTGTATGCTCATTGCCATAAACTGCTGCTCTCTTTTTATTAATTTCATCCATACCTTCCATTCTGCCGCCACCTTTGGCCTTAGCACCCTCTAGAATGTGCTTAGGAACAACTAGACCAGCAGGACCAGTTTTACCATCATTGTTAATAATTGTACGTTTATCGTTTGTTGGATGAGAAGAAACACCTTCTGTTAGTCTATTATTTTCAAATGGAAGATAATCATTCTCACCAAAATGAAAAGCCTGAGTCAATTCTTCCTGAGTTGGATCATTTGGATCATGCTTATCTGGATCAAAATGAAAGGAATATTCTGGATTTAAAAACTTTTTATACTTTAGCATGAAGGAAGACTCCTATTGGTTTATTTTTTATATATTTATACAATTAGCTCTTTCAATTTTCTCTTACGCATCTTTCGTACTTCATCTTCTTCACCAAAACCAGAATTATCAAATACAGGAATATCTTGATTTAAATCTTGTGCCGATTGTTCTACGTCATACAGACGCATTTTTGCACGATCAATGCCTACCACAAATCTTTTGTGCAGCGTTGGATCGTTATATCTGTTCTTCAATTGCTTAACCATAATCTGACCAAGCTCTTCCATCTCTTCTGTAGAGATCAAAGCAAACATCAAATCAGCAGTCGCTGGAAGACCAAATGATTCTGATGTGTCTGTCAATTCAACATCAGAATTTCCATAACCACTGCGAGTAGTTTGTGTAGCAGATACGATAGGAACTCCATACTCTACAGCCAAACCACGAAGTTCTTCTGCAATAGCTTTAATATAAGTATAAGAGTTTACATTGCTGCCAGCACGAATTCTACTAGAAGCACAGATATTAAGATAATCGATGTAGATAACATCAGGAGTGAAATTGCGTTTAATTCGTAATTCATTGATCAGATGCCTGAAGTGAGATGAACCAACAGATGCAGTTGGATATTCTTTAATGATCAACTTGCCAGTTGTCTTGTTGTTTATTCTCTGAATTTTCTTATCATATACATCTTTAGGGAGCATTGATAATTCGTCTGTTGTGACGTTTAAAAGATTTGCATCAATACGTTCAGCAATCTTTTCTTCTGACATTTCTAATGTGATATAAAGAACATTCAGTCCTCTTGTAAGATTTGCTGCTGCACAGTGGCACATGAATAGTGACTTGCCAACACCAGTATTATGTGATGAAACGCCTGCTGTATAGTATCGATGATTTTCATGATTTACATTTATATCAACAATGGGAACTTTTTCGTAAGTTCTAGTAACAACACCAGTTCTAAACCCATCTTTAGTTAGAAAGTTTATCTCACCTTTACCACAGAGTTCAATAGCAGACATCCATCCAATAGATGTTTCAAACAGATGATTTTCATTACAACTAATCGCATCTAAACCATTAATATTTAGAACATACTCTTCCCATATACCTTTGTTGATAAAATAATTGACACCAACCCAGCCATCAGGAGAATCGACTTCAACTTCATAACCATTCTCAAGCAAAGTTTCGATTTCTGCTATAGGTACGTCTTTTTCAATCCAATTTGTCATCAACAACTCCAAAGTTTTATAAATAAAAGTGTCCGTCACGGTACTCGCAATACCCACGGACTCTAATACTGTATAGGAGTATCAGCATGGGTATTTATTCTAGAATATATTATAGTCTATGTCATAGTAGAAGTCAACTTGTAGAGAACTGGAAATCAGGTTCAAACATACATAGACACCACATCGTTCCTAGACATTCTGGTGGAACAGATGATTCATCAAACTTCACCTATCTCACAATCAGAGAACATATTATAGCACATTTTCTTCTATGGAAGATTCATAAGAATCCTAATGATCTTCGTTCTATGAAGTTGTTAGGCGCTAATCTAACTTCCGAACAAAGAAAAATAGTAGGAATTTGGTGCAGAGATAATAAGATAGGCATACACGGTTATAGTAAAGAACAACGTTTAGAGTGGCAAAGAAAAGGTATAGAATCACAAAAAACCAAACA